GAAAGAGCAAAGGTACATGGGTAGTACCAAAAGAGAGAGGAAAACAGAAACAAAGAAATATATGTTTATTGTTAATTATGAAATCAAAGAAAGATTGTTGAGAACGGGGCACATCCTCTACTTTTCCCGATAACATATTGGATCGCAGAGCGACCTGTAGCATCACAATGAAGCTATTAAAGATGGTATCACAAACGACTTCAACGTGTGAACACCAGCCTGTTTGACAAAGTTCCAGATATCACGCCAATGAAGCGGATTCTCATGGAACTGTGGAGTCCTAGCCATAATCTCGAGTGCTAAACGTGTCATATTCTCATCAATATCAGATATCTTTTTCTCAAACCAAGGACTGACCGAGACAAATTCAACTGCCCAGAAAGCACTGAGCAAAAATTGTGCCGAAGGCCAATTGGTCAAAGTTGACATCTGGTATGAAGAATTTGCACGCATAGCAAAGAAGAGACATGAACTTTTTGGAAGCATCTGTGAATCGTGAACTCGAGAACAAACTGTTGAGGAAACAGTAACAAATGGGGTATCAAACTCTTCGTCATGACGTGTTGTAGGTTTTGAAAAGGCAAAAATACCTTTCTCATACCTGAAAGTTTGAGCACCAGCCATAGAATCAAGACCAAGTGAATTGTTTGAAAAATTCAACATCTGTGAAGCCACATCCCATCGAAAAGACGGTGGTAATTCAACACCAACAAATGTTCCAGCTTCAGTCATAATTGGACATGTAGGTGAGAACATCAATGAAGCACCATTAATGCGAATTGCTTCGACACTAGGTGCCATGGCTTCTAAGAAAGGGATAGGATAAATCCCGATACAATCACAAGTCCCGATGAAGTAGGCAAAAATTGTAAGGTTTCCTGCTGTTCCTGTTGTAGTTGCAGTGACTTCTAGGGCATAAAAACCCGATGATGACACTGTAAATGAAGGTGGAACACTAAAGTTTGCTGTTGTATTGGACACTACATTCCAAACATCATTGTCATATTTTAATAACATCCATGTAAATCCAGTCCCAGACGGAGCACTACCTGCGAAAACGATTTGAGTTACATGTGCACTAGTCGCAGTAAGATGAAACGCTCGACGTCCTCTAAGGTCCCCAGGGTAATATGTGGAACCATGCGGATGGAAATATGATGGACTCGTGCCATTTTGGTCATAAAAGACTGAAGGTTCAATTGGCAATGTAATAGTCTGGTTGGCAGATAATGGCGAAACCACGCTAGTACTGAGTCCATCAACGGAATTGATAAAACTGGCATTGTATTGAAATGTAAGAGACCCAGGATTCAATTGAGAAACAATCAATGCGTGAAGTGGATCGCGGGTAAGACAAGCAAAAGACATGCCATTAGGAATTGGCGGTGCAGGATCGACTGAGCCAGCTGAAACATCAACTTGTGTGATGAATTTAGGAGCTGAGACCGATGATGCTAACTTGTCGTACGCAAACCTTAGGCGTGGAGTATTGAAATCTGATGGTAACATCAGAGAAAGTGCAATCTCCTTCGCCTTCGCACTGATCGCCTGATCCCGATGAAGAGAGGTCGATGATCGAACGGCATTCTTGATCTGCATTTGAGTGGTGATCTTCTCTCTTCTCGAGTGATCTATTGATTCTTTGGCCCAAGCCACCCTCGGAGGAGGCTGTCTGCCAATCTTGAGTTGTGCTAATTGCTTTCTCAATTTCCGTGCAGCTCTCTTTGCTATTGTTCTGCTGGGTTTGCGTGATGAACTGCGACGGGTAGTTGGCTTTTTGTTTGAAGGCATAGCTCATGTGTTGCTGATGAGAAAACCTTGAGTGTAAGATTTTCAGCTCTGTAAGATCCGATGTGAATCGGTAGAAGAAGAGCATCATCAGTCCCATTCTGAATGAATCGAAGCGTGCAGACTCCCCACGAAATAGATATGAGTTGTGGGGAATTAGTCTTCAGTGAAAGCCAGCGTAATAATCGATGCTGGCCGGTTGTGAGCGCGCACACTCTAAGTCGTAATAAGAAGAAATGACCTAGAGTTGTCTTCTACTATCAATCTGCGTAATAGCCGATGCAGATTGGTGATTTAGCGTTCCATCTCGTCAGGACCATATCCATCAATCGTAAAGATTGAGTCTAAGGCCTGACTATGATAGAACGAACCAGGTGTTACCATTCGGATGAAATCACTTTTTAGCTGCTCAAATGTTGAGGTCCCATACCTTGAGATAAAACAGCTCTTTGTCGTGTCATCTGGCTGCCAGACAACACCAGTCTTGATTTTTGGAAGTTGAGAAAGATTTGCGATGGTGTCAGTAGTCTTCAGTTGAGCAAGTACATTCATGATCCAATTACGGACCAAAGGGACAACTGAAAAACTAACAAACGCACCTTGCAACACCGTTTTCCACCAAGCAAGTGGATCTTGGTATCTACGCAAGCACCAACCAATCTTGGTTAAACTCCTTCCAAGAATTGGTGCCATTACGTTACCTTGCCGGGTTGGCCAAGGTTGACATCCAAGAAATGTGATGCGTTC